ACTGGCTCGGTGTCGACCTGGTCAAGTGTGTGGGGAGCAATGAAGCCCCAGCACGTCCTGACTGGTTTGCGCTGTCCTCGGTGCCGGTGGAACCTCTTTTCTCGGGGTGGTGCCGTCTCTTCGTGAAACGTGCACTTGCGCGGCGTGACCATTCCTTCATCTTTTCTCTTGCCCAATCAAAGAGGGCTTGGCCCGAACTCGGGCCGGTGAAGAAAATGGCCGCTGTCATGGATCATAAGAAGCTTATATGCGAAACGGAGTCCCGGGCCTTGCCCATGGACCTCGAATCTATGATTGTGAAGACCTCAGCGAGGGTCTTCCGAGAGCTTCCTTTGCCCACGAAGTTTTGTCCTCCAGGTTCGGCCTGTGCCCAGCTCTCCCGCTCCAAAGGCGGGGTACTTGGGTTGTTCAAGCCACTGAAGGTTCATGCGCCTACCCCTTGTGTTTCCTCCTCTACTTTTGTTGGAGGCAACGTGTCCTTTTCGCCCTTTTCGTCCCGTTTCTCTTCTTTGACTCGCAGTGTTGATGAATGGCGTTGTGCCAATCAATCATTTGCTCGTAGTCACGTTGAAGACCTCCGTGATTCCATCCACAAGATGGACAATGATTTGTTGGATGTCGTAGTTCAGGTCATTCCTGAGCCATCCAAATTTCGGATCATCACAAAGGGGAACGGATATCTCTATGCGGCTATTCAGCCGCAACAAGGACAGTTGCTCTCTGCTTGGAAAAGACATCCTGCCTCTTCGATGTTGAAGACGGATCTCCGTGAGGCAGTCCAGAAGATTCACGATCGCATGACTGAACCCAAGGTTAGGGCAGCAGTATTGCATCAAAAGCGGTCGATGAAGTGGGTTTCGGTCGACTACAAGTCAGCCACAGATACATTGTATAGGACGGCAACTGATGCTGCCCTTCTTCCGATTTTGAACATGTTCGAACCGGACATTGCATGGCTGAGTTTTCGACAAGCGCGCGTCATTTATCCTGATCTCCCCGACTCCGACGGTCATCCCCAAAGTTTCACGCAGACTTCTGGCCAATTGATGGGCCATCCATTGAGCTTTTCTTTGCTCTGTGTGATTAATCTTGCGTGTTTCTTTTGTGCTATTGACCGTTATATCGGAGATCCTATTTGCTCTGCGAGAGAGAGACGTGATCGCATTGAGGTTGGAAAGGCCCTTCGAGAGTCAGTGCTCGTCAATGGTGACGACATGCTCTTTTATGCACCAGACGACTTTGTCTCGTACTTCATGAAGACTTTTCCTGAGGTTGGTCTGCGCCCTTCGGTCGGTAAGAATTTTGTTTCCGACGATGTGGCGATGATCAACAGTCAGTATTTTGTCGTGAAGAACGGGAGGGTCCAACGCCATGGCTATTTGAACTTAGCCCTACTGTTGGGGAAGACGGTGAAGACTGGAGAGTCCCACTGCACCCCTACACAGATAGGCAATGATGTTTCAGCTATGGTGAACCTTTGTCCATGGGCAGATTCGGCTATCCCTCTTGCGTTTCAGCGGTGGCGGAAAGATTTTCGTAAAAGTTGGTTCAAACCGAATTGGTATTTGCCGGTCCATCTTGGAGGTTACGGTGTTTCTATCCGTCACGCTCCTGAGGACTGGACGATCTCGCGCGATCAGCGCTTGATGGCTTCCCGGTTTGTATGTCCCAACTCGCGCTTGGCGCTTTTCCGTCACTTGAACTCGTCACGTTTGGCTAAGGGTTTCGAGAAACTTCTCGGAAATTGGAAACTCGTCCCCTCAGGGGAAGTTGACTCTACATTGTATGAAAGAGTCCGAGCCTCCGTTACTGATGAATGGCTTCTTCGTCTTACCCTGGCCTCTCGGTTGAGTTCTGCGGGTTCAGCAACTGGTGGTGTTGGTGAAGGTGAATTGTACTCTGTTGGGGATCTGGGGAAACGCCGAGCTCGTCTTGGCCCGATGTCCCTTAATCGACTTGCAGAATGGTGGTCGGCTTACTTTGTGGCTGACGCACTTCCTGCCTGTCCCCCTTTGCAGAGTTATACCTCTGTCCAGCTCACTGGAAGTTTTCCCGTTGCTCAGGACTCTCTCCCCGAGTTTCCTTTTCCTCTTGACGCGGCTATCTTGCGGCGGGGTCCAACTCTTTCGTTCGTTCAGCGGAAGGAGCTTCAGCGCTGGCGATTTGATCGCCCTGGGACTTTGTCCCTGTTGAAATATGCTCCTCCGACTGTCCTCCTTTGCCC